GTTAAAAATAAGTTTATTAGTTGAAGCTTTATCTGATACAGTTGACGTTAAAACTGGCACGACAAATAATATCGGAACATCAAAAGAAGCAACTATGACGTTGTTTTTAACATACGGATTAGAAAACTCTTTCAGTGCAACAAGCAGAACAATCACTATTCGCGGAACTGCCACAAGTCCATTTGCAATGGTAATTGGTGACTCTGAATCTGAAGAAGATGCCGCAGCGTCAACGGCGGCTGCAAAAATTGCAACAGGAGGAACAATATCTAATAGCTATACTGCCTCGGCTCCAAGCGGAGGTGGAGGCAGAAATATATCTAATTCCTTGGGTAGTTTTAACGAAAATAGAGATCAAAATCCCATATTACAGCCACCGTAAAAAATGCCAATAGAAAAAACATCCCAAGAGCAAATAGCCGATAAGCTGTATCCTACAAACCCGGCTAAAATACTGAATACTATAACCTTTCTTAAAAGAAGGTATTTTAAAGATTTTATTCCTTCTTCGCCAGAAAGAGAATTAGTGAGTGCAGGATATGTGGGTCTTGGAGTTGGAACAGCGGCAACATTTACGTCTGTAACTGCTTCAGCAGCAAAAGGAAGTGCGATTACATTAACAGGTACAGCTACATATAGACTTACCAGAGGAGCAACTGGAACTGTAGTTCCCGCATTGGGGCTAGTGGCACAAATAGATATAGGAAGACTAGATACTGGCTTCGCTTCATTACAAGTTAGATCAACTCCAGCTAATATAAACCCAGATGGAACATTTAGCTTTACAATACCAGGATCAGAAACGGAAAAAATGGCTGCTGGGACTCATACTGTTTATATTGATGCTTTTTCTCCAATAGGTTCAGTAAGGCTAGCGGCTTCTGGAATGGAAAATGATACAAGAACTTTTGTTATTACTTAACCTTGATTTATAATAAATTATGGACGACGGCTATTCAGATCAGTCACAAGGAAACGAAGATTCAGAGAGCAATTTAACCTATGTCGGTATTGATTCTGGCATGGGGGAAATCGTCCTTCCTCCATCAATTGATGGAAGAGACAGGTTCGTGTCGCTAGAAAAAATTACTCCAGAAACAATCAATCCGTTAGTCAAAAGAGAAATTTCTGTCGAAAGCGTCATCGAAGTAATTGACAGGAGCTTTTCCTATCCAATGACAGCGCATGTGGGATTAAAGTTTGACTCTAGGACTTTCTCTAATTTTCCTAAAAGAGAGTTTGATGTAAAAATGAAGAAGGTTAAGGTTCCTTCTAATTATTACGCAATTGGAGGCAATGGATTAGATAGGCGTTACATATACACTAGCCCAAACTTTGCTGGAGACCCAAGTAATCTTGATATTGCTTTCGTTGTGGATCAAAACATGAATTATGCCCAAAGACAATTGCTGATTAGAAATATCAAAGAAATGATATCTAAGCTGGTGGCTGGATATACATTTGTCCGAGCTTCGATTTGGCAAACATCTGCGACACAAGACACGACATTAAACGAAAAAACCGGAGAGAAGTTAATTGGTTTTACCTACTATGAAACTGATGATTTTTTTGAAATAGAAAGTCCAGATTCAAGTGGAGGATCAAATACAAATCTACTGACAAAATTAACTGCCGCATTAAATTTTTCGAATAAAATAACTACAGATCCAACAGAAACTTCAATTGCAAATTTCTTTTTAAGAAGAAGTCAGTTTGGTTTAACTGATGAAGCTGGAACTTTAAAAGAAGAAGATGTTTTGAGCAAGATTTGGGTTAATACAGTTAGAAAGGTAGTATATTTTTCTGGATCAGAGCCAGAAACCATGTCTGCAAAAACATATGCGATACTTTTGAACCATGCCCAAGAAAACGCGATTCAAATATATTACATATTTAATGACGCCAACTCTTCTGGGACAAGAACATTAAGAGAACTTGCGGTTGACTCTGGTGGCGGTAAATTTAACTGTAGGCATGATTCTGATATAGAATTTCAGAAATTTTGCAGCAATCAGTTTTACGATCATAACAAAATATATTATGGGGATTGGGATGGCACATTCAAAATAGCTTGGACAGATAATCCTGCATGGGTATTGTATGACATCATCACTGATACAAATTATGGCCTTGGCAATTATATTGATAACAATTCAATAGATAAGTGGACACTTTATGATATCGGCAGATACTGCGATGCTGTAAATGATAAAGGATTTTTTGAAGGCGTATCTGACGGCAAGGGCGGACTAGAGCCAAGATATACTTGCAATATAATATTCGGCAATAAAGATGAGGCTTACAAGGTAATTAAGGATATCGCTGCTATTTTCAAAGGCATTGTTTATTGGAATACTGAAGGCTTTTCCTTCTTTGCAGATAGGCCAAAACAACCAATAATGTATTTTGCGAATTCTAATGTTAAAGATGGCGCGTTCAATTATACAGAAACCGCTAAAAATCTTAGGTACACAAGCGTAGAAGTCGTATATAATGATAAATTTGATAATTTTAAAACTAAAATAGAGTTTGTTGAAGATGTAGATGGAATTAGAACGTTTGGCCTAAACCCATTTAAAGTTAATGCGGCTGGATGCACTTCCCGTTCTGAAGCAAGAAGAATAGGCAGATACATTCTTCATTCGTCAATGTTTGAAGCGGACACCGTATCCTTTACTGCTGGATTAGAAGGCGCTTATTTGCAGCCTGGTGATATTTTTGCTGTTAGCGACGAACTAAAGAATGTGGCTAGAACATTTGGAAGAATACTTTCCGTAGACACTTTTGACGGCTCAATAAGAATTGATGGAGAATTTGCAACCGGATTAGATTCTGGAATATATATCCATGTTCCTTCTGGGAACTTTGCAGTTTCAGATTTAAATTCGATGACTGGATCTGATGGCTCTTTTAGTGGAACTCTAGATGTCATCAGGGCAAGAAGACAGTCTCAAGTAAAAAAATATAATATATGCGCTCATACTGATTTAGACTATGGCGCTCTTTTAACTTTAACTGGAAATTTTCTTCTAAAATCTGGAGTTGTTGATGTCCACGTAGACGAAGGAAGAATTTCTGGATCAAGCCAAGTAACAGGAGAGACAAATCTAGATGGATCATTCTATACGTTTCCTGAAGGGACGATCATTGATGGAAATCCAACTGTTGACACTGTTAGTTTTTCAGAAGTTTCAGGGCTACTTAAAGACCTAGAAATAGACATAGATGTTTCTGGAACGGGATTAACTGGTCAATTAATTGGAAATGAGTCAAATTGGACTGGTGTTATTTCTTATTCTATATCTTCCAGTTCTACTTTGGCCGTAAATGGTAGCACACTAACAACATTAAGCACAGATCAGATATATGCGGCTAGATTAACTATCGCAGGAGCAATTGAGGCCCAAACAACTCTTGCTTCACTTGATGCTGTTTTTTCAAACGCAGTATTTACCTCTGCTTCCACAGGACAGGCAATTGTTGTCTTTACAAGGGGAGGAGTAATAAGTAATGGCTTTAATGCAAGTTCAACTTGGGCAACCGATTATGGAGCAACAGAAATTTATAAGATTGGACGAGACTCTTCTGGAACCTCAACAAGCTTTGGCTATGCCTGTGCCTTTATAAAAGGTGGTTACAGAATCATAGAGAGGGCATCAAAAGCTTTAAATGATTATGGCTCTTTGAGATTTACTTACAGAGATCTTCTTGCATTTTCTAAATTAAGAGGATATTATACTTTTCTACAAGCTGAAATCGGAAATGATCAGCAGTCCGTATATGGAGAATGGACTGGCGGAAGAAAATACGAAGCTGGAAATATAGTAAAATTTTCTGGGGTCGTTTATACTTGCACAAGAGACCATGACTCAGACTTTACAAATAGCACCGGAATATTTTCAAATGATTATAATGCCGGTAACTCTGCTAGATCTAAATGGCTTCTTGGCTCAACTAATGGTTATTCTGTTCTTGGTTTTCCAAAAGACTTTTTTGGTTCCCAAAAAACATATATAAATCAATCACTCACCGCTTCTGGCGTGTTGCAGGCTTTTGCTACGCTTGGAATTGAAATGTATAGTGGCGCAGGAACTTTCGGTCAAACTGATATAAGAACTTTAAAAGCAGAAAATGGAATTGGATTTAGCGGTTTTGTTTATGGGACTGGTTTTGAAAAAGGCTTTTATTCATTAAGTACAGATACAACCCCAAAAAATTTAGATTTAATTAGTGCTGGAAGCTTGTATGTTTTAAGCGGCTCTGGTGTAGAGCCAAAGCTATATAAAACTATCGCAACAAAAGAAGAAGAAGCAAATCAATACGGCGTTGTTGGTATTGAATTTAACGCAAACAAAGAAGAGTTTATTGAAAGAGATATTATTGATACTTCGCCTAATCTTTATGTAAAATCAGTTTATGATGTCGTCATAAAACCAGATTCTCCTGCTTACATTACTGGGACTGGCATTATTAATTCAACTGGATTGTATTTTAATTGGCCTGCTGTAACGACCACCCCTATTAACGGCTATAAAGTTTATGTAAGCCGTCCAGATTATTCTTCGCCAACACTAAGCGCAATGACGCAGGCTTATTTTGTGGCATCTGGAACAACAGGCATCACTATTGATGTAAGCGGCAAATATGGTCAATATGACATTAATGTTTATGGTCAGGGCGTAAATCCATATAAATTGCTATCTGATGATAATGCCGCTATCTCGATAACTTACCTGCCAACCCCAAGTTTATCTATAACAGGACAAACTGTACAATCTACATTTGTAAGTGGTATTTATGTAGAAACAGCAGACACCAGAAGTCTTGATTATAAGATTTATTATACTGGTACTGGGCACTCTGGACTAGGAGCAGGTAATTTTACTTCCAGAGATTTAACTTTTAGATGGGCCTATATGGACCCAACAGGTGGCGCCATAAATTCCGTAGAAAAGATGAAGCAGAATATATTTATGCCTTTGATTCCAAAGGTTAAAGTTTCTGTTTTAGATATGGCAGGACAAGTATTGCATCGAGAAGATCAATTCCAAGGTTTTTCTTACAAGATAGATATCAATGATAACAAAAAATTTGTTAATAGAGAAGATAGTAATTGGCAAGCAGTACAAGACTCAAGAAATTTTGGTCTTAAATTAGAAGTTACAGACAATACAAATAGAACATTTACAGGAACTTATTATGCATACAATGTTCCTCCCCAATTCTCAACAATAGAAGTAATTGACTGCTATCAAAATTCACCATATTATATTCTTTCTGGCTATTATGGCAATTCAACGTTTACTGGAATTGCTATCTGGGATGGCGGAACGGGCATCTATGAAACTATTTATGGCTCTGGAGTCAGGGGCACAGGTGGCGCATTGCTAAGAAGCGAAGACGAAAGAGATGTAGATTTCTTTGACATTTCTGGGGCATTTAAAAGTGCTACCGGATTTAATGGTACTGGTGAAGCGGCAACAAGAAGCCGAAAGGGCATAAATATTAATTTTAGAGGTTCTGGAACTCAACCTGATTACGAAGCATACGTAAATAGTTATGAAGATCTAATCAATTACTATAATAGTAACGTAAAAATAAATGAACCAGAAAAAACTAAAGAAGTTTGGGGGTCTGGACATTATATACAATATGGTTCTGGCGAAGGTAGAGATTTGCCAAGAACCAAGGATAATCCATTAGGAATTAGTGACCTTAGCAAGATTACCAATGCAAATCAAACTGGTTTTTCTGGAGTTTCTTTTACAGTATTTCCAGAAAGAGTTGCTGAAGGAAGAATAATTTTCGACTGCTATTCTATAACTTCAAATAAAGATCTTTTATTTATTGACGTTTACACAGGAGCTAGCGGTTCATTTGAAGCCGATATAGAAACAAACTCTAATCAATTAAAATCACTTCAAATCACCTCTACAAGATCATATGTCAATACATTTTCTTTAAGCGAATCAGATGGCTTAGAAGTGAATAAGTGGCATTATTTTAGATTTGTAGCTTGGGATGATTTTGGACCCGGTCCATTGACTGATGTATATAGCGGCTATCTTACTCCTGCTCCAATAGAAGACACTACTATTCCAGCCAGAAGAGTGGTATTAAATAGTAGAGCGAACGAAGACAATGAAGTTGCTGCAACTACTATGTCCAGAAATTATAAATATAAGATTGTTTTTGTTGGCACTACAAATTGGAAACAGATTGGAGCTACTGAGGAAGTTATCGGCCACGAATTTATTTATAATGGAGCTACAATTTCTGGCACAGGAAAAGTAAAAATGATCGAACTTCCTTATCAAGTCACGCCAGAAGATCTCAATCAAGGAATGATAAAAGCTGATACTAAGAGCGACTCTTCAATGGTTGTGCCAACAGATGTTGGCGATGGACAATCTCTTACTGTAGTAAATCAAGGCAATAATAATATCTATGTTAGAGATTCAAACGGAGAAACAATAGCCACCATCAGACCTGATGAGAGACTTGAACTCATCAAGGAAGATGGTGGCTGGGTTGATCCT